TCGTACAGTTACCTGGGGTGAGATGACTAAATGGTTCACCATGGCGTTAAACTCGCACTGGTGGGAGCTGTCAGCCACTAAGATTACCCCCGCATCGTGGCTGACCGACCTCGTTGAGCGCGACCTGAAGAAGGGCACGCGGTACTGGGCGGCAGAAGGTAAGCTCTGGAGCGAAGAGAACCCGGACGGGTATGCCGGGGTACACAACCATGATGGCATGATGGTGATTTTCGATGAGGCCAGCGGGATACCTGACTCAATCTGGTCCGTGGCGAGTGGGTTTTTTACGGAGAAGATCGCTGATCGGTATTGGTTCGCGTTCAGTAACCCACGGCGATCAAGCGGGTACTTCTTCGAGTGTTTCAACTCCAAGCGGGACTACTGGGTGGGATACACCATCGACGCCCGCACGGTGGAAGACACGGACACTGCTGTCTACGAACAGATTATTGATGAGTACGGTGAGGACTCCAGAGAGGCGAGAGTCGAGGTTTACGGGGAGTTCCCGCAGGATGGTGATGAGCACTTCATTTCACCACGAGTGGTGGATACCGCCATGAATCGCCCCCGGTACAATGACCCCAGCGCCCCCGTGGTAATGGGGATAGACCCTGCCAGAGGGGGCGCTGACAGCACCGTGATCGTCATTCGTAAAGGGCGTGACATCACCTGCGTCAAGCGCATCAAAAGCGATGACACTATGGTCACTGTGGGCCACATCATTGAGATGATCGAGGAGCACAGGCCGGTACTCGCCGTGATTGACGAGGGGGGTCTGGGCTATGGCATACTGGATCGTCTGAAGGAGCAGCGCTACAAGGTCCGAGGCGTCAACTTCGGCTGGAAAGCAGGCAACCCGAGGAAGTATCGGAACAAGCGCAGTGAGATCTGGGGTGAGATGCGCGAGTGGTTGCGGTCTGCCAGTATCCCCAAAGACAGCCGTCTGAAGACCGACCTCACCTCTCCGATGGAGAAGCCTGATAGCTCTGGAGCCATACTACTTGAGAGTAAGAAAGAAATGAAGGCACGTGGACTGGCCTCGCCAGACTCCGCAGATGCCATCGCCGTAACCTTCGCGTTCCCTGTCGCTCACAGAAAGACAGTTGAGAAGAAGGAGCGAAGGGTCTATTCTTCAACTACAATGAACACTAACTGGATGGGAAGCTGATCTTATGCAATTTCGACCACTAAGCGACTGCGTTTTAATCGAACAAGACAAAGAAAAAGAAGGTATGATTAAACTGGTCAATGCGACCAAGTTATTTAGCGGCACAATCATCGCGGCAGGAGCAGGTAGGCCAAAAGAAGACGGTACTGTGAAGCCGATGAGTGTGAAAGTGGGTGAAAAAGTAGCATTTGGTGAGTATTCTGGTCAAAAAGTAACAATCGACGGTAAAGATTACCTGATGATGCGCGAACCCGACCTGATTGGTGTCTATGATGAGTAAAACCCCGTCGCAGAAAGAGCAGGACTTCCTCGCAGGTATGAGAAAACGTCTCGATATGGCGATTTCTGCTTATTCTGATAGTCGGGAAGACGAATTAGATGATCTTCGGTTTTATGCGGGGAGTCCGGACAATATGTGGCAATGGCCCGCCGATGTCCTCCAGACCCGGTCAGCAGTGCAGGGGCAGACAATCAATGCTCGCCCTTGTTTGACAATCAACAAACTACCCCAACACGTTCGCCAGATCACCAACGACCAGCGTCAAAACCGCCCCGGTGGTAAAGTGATACCGGTGGACGACAAAGCTGATGTGGAAGTGGCGGAGATATTCGAAGGAATAGTTCGCCACATTGAATATCTGTCTGATGCTGATGTCGCCTATGACACCGCCTGTGAGAATCAGGTGGCGTACGGTGAAGGATATATTCGGATTTTAACCGAGTATTGCGACGAAAACAGCTTCGATCAGGATATTCGTATAGGTCGAGTAAAAAACTCGTTCTCAATCTACATGGACCCGACGATTCAAGACCCGTGCGGCGCAGATGCTCAGTGGTGTTTTATCACCGAGGACATGCTGAAAGAAGACTACGAGCGCATGTTTCCTGATGCGGCCCCTGTCACGTCGATCCAGACGTTAGGTGTTGGTGATCAATCTCTTTCGCAGTGGGTAAATCAGAACACTATTCGAATTGCTGAGTATTTTTACACTACCTTCGAAATGGTGAATTTGAATTTATACCACGGAAATATCACAGCACGTGAAGGTAGCCCAACAGACAGACAACTGAAGGCTACTGGCTTGTCCCCTATCCGCTCCCGTCGAGCGGAAGTAAAGAAAATCAAATGGTGTAAGACAAACGGGTACGAGATTTTAGAAGAACGCGATTGGGCGGGCAAATGGATACCTGTTATTCGTGTGATCGGTAACGAATTCGAAATCGAAGGTCGGTTGTATGTGTCCGGCATCGTTCGGAACGCCAAAGACCCCCAACGGATGTACAACTACTGGACTTCACAAGAAGCCGAGATGCTGGCCCTCGCCCCCAAAGCCCCATTTATTGGGTATGGTGGTCAATTCGAAGGGTATGAGGACAAATGGAAGACCGCTAACGTGATGAATTGGCCTTATTTAGAGGTCAACCCAGACGTCACAGATGGTGCTGGGTCAATGCTACCGCTTCCTCAACGCTCTGCTCCACCAATGGCTCAAACTGGTCTGATTCAGGCCAAAATGGGCGCTTCTGAGGACATCAAGACCGTTACTGGGCAGTATGACTCCAGTTTAGGCCAAACATCGAATGAGCGTTCAGGTAAAGCCATTATGGCTCGGGAGCGCCAAACTGACACAGGAACCTACCACTATGTTGATAACCTGTCCCGCGCGGTGCGTTATGTCACGCGCCAAATCGTCGATCTTATCCCTAAAATCTACGATACAGAGCGTGTCGCACGGATTATTGGAGCCGATGGTGAAGCGAGTCACGTCAAAATTAATCCGAGTCAGCCTGAGCCGGTTAAAAAGATCAAAGATCAAAACGGTGTAACAATCGAAACAATCTATAACCCTAGCGTAGGCAAATACGATGTGTGCGTCACCGCAGGTCCAAGCTACATGACCAAGCGTCAAGAGGCTTTGGACGGCATGGGGCGTGCGCTAGAAACCAACCCCGAACTGTGGAAGATTGTCGGTGATTTATTTATCAAAAACATGGACTGGCCAGGTGCCCAGGAAGTGGCTAAACGACTTCAGAAAACGATTGATCCTAAGCTTCTTGAGGATTCCGATGAATCCCCTGCCTTGCAAGCTGCAAATCAGCAGATCCAGGCAATGGGACAAGAGATGGAACACATGCACCAAATGCTCCAACAGGTTCAGAACTCGATTGAAGCACGCGACATCAACATCAAGGAATTTGAGTCACAGATCAAAGCCTATGATGCCGAGACGAAACGGATTTCGGCAATGGCGGCAGGCTTAAATCCCGACCAAGTGCAGGATATTGTACTTGGGACAATACATTCTATGATGGTAACAGGCGACTTAACGCCTCCGCCATCCTATAATGAGGAGGCAGGGGAGCCGCCTGGAATGATGGAGCAGGGTGAATCAGGAGAGATGCCGCCACCAGAGGGGATGCCTCAATGAACATGGCCGAATTCATAGGTAAGCTGTTTCTGGCTAGAAATGTCACTCATTCGGTGCATCTAAACACCCGTAGTTACGCGAAACACGTCGCTCTGAATACGTTCTACGATGAAATTGTGGATCTTGCTGATAAACTTGCTGAAGCATACCAGGGGCGTCACGGACTAATTGGATCCATTGCTGTCCCATCGTCCAAAAAATCAGAAAATGTGACTGATTTTCTAAGCAGTCAGCTTTCTGAATTGGAGCAGGATCGGTATAAAGTTTGCGAAAAATCAGATACTGCGTTACAGAATATAATTGATGAAATTGTGGGTTTATATTTATCCACATTGTATAAACTCAGATTTTTATCATAAGGTGTAGTTAAATGGCTCAATTTCTATCACCCGTTAAATTCAAAGCCTATGATGCGTCTGGTAATCCAGCAAGCCTTGGATGGGTATATAGTTATGCTGCTGGTACTTCCACCAATCAGTCGTTATATCAAGATGCTGCTGGCACCCCTTATTCGAACCCTTTCCAATTGGACGCGAATGGTGAGGCTGTAATTTATTTTTCAGGAAATTACAAGATTGATGTAAAAACTTCAGCGCTTGTTGACTGCCCAGGGTATCCGATCGATAACGTTGTTGACGCTGTCACAGCTACTGCGAGTGTAGTGAACAATGCTATAACGTTGATTAGCGCAAGTGTTGGGTTTGTAGTTACACAGTATGGTGCTGTAGGTAATTCAAACGGCACAGCGGGATCCGGGACAGACGATAGTGCTGCTATCAGATTAGCTTCTGCTGCACTGATTGCGAATGGAGGAGGGAAACTAATCTTTCCTGCGGGAAAGAAATATCGAGTATTTTCTGATGGTATTACTACCCCACTTGGTGCATTTACTGGGTTAAATGGTGTCGAGATAGACATGACGGGTGCGGAATTAGTTGTGGATAGGACTTTTGCACCAAACACTGAAATTAATATGTTCACGTTTGCAAATTGTCAGAATACATCTCTCCCTTCAACAAACATCATATGTACTCAAACTCAAAGTGTGGGGAATCGTACTCATCGTGGGGCAGTTATTTATGAGTTCACCCAGGGGTGTACTGACATTTTCGCAGGTGTTACATCGGTTACTGATATTAGTCGCGCCTGGAGTTTCAGACGTGGAACAAGTGACCCGGTATCTTACTCATCGAGAGCTATAGATTTAGGGGTAACTCATGCTCTGCGCTGTGGGTATGGTATTTTTGGGACACTGTCTGGGTATGGTGTAAGAGCGGTCCTGCATACTGAATCGTGTGGCCGCAGTTATTTTGTAACTGGCGGTTATGACCATGACGTGCATGTTTATTCTAAAAATCATGAAGGCTCTATTGATTGCCTAATCACAACTGATGCCGGTTTAGGAATGGAAGATCTGCGGCTGAAGTATGTGAATAAAGAATCGACTACCACTGACAGCTCAATCGATATGGTGGGAATTCAGTTTCAAGATGGCGATTTATATGCAGGGAAAATAAGAAATATTGAAGTTGATCTTGATGTTGAAACGGATAATACGCGATATATGGGCTACGCTGTTCGTATTGATAAGCTAACCTCCGCTGACGTTCCTGACCCCACGGACAGAGGTCACACGCTGGAAAATATTAAAATTAAGGGAAGAATTAAGGGCAATTCTGGTTCACAGCGCTCACTGAATTTGATGGCTGGCGGCATGGGAACGTGGGGTGCAGGTGAAAACGTTTACGGTATTGATGTTTCAGATTTAATAATCAGCGGTACGTCTCAGCCGTCAATCAATTTAACCTCGCTTAAAAAAGTGGGATCGTTGAGAAATATTTACTCGTCTGCTCAAATCAATCTTACTGGTAATACGACTGAAAATATCTTGTGTGAAAATGTCCGTTGTGATGGAAGCCTGACAAGTTCGACGGCTGACACATCATGGGTAACTTACGTCAACTGTTTAATGGATTCCGGAAATCAATCTCGAATTAATAAACAGTTCGTAAATAGCTGGTACGGCACAGCTTTTTATAGAAAAAACCCAACACAGTTTAAGATTTTTAGAAACTCATCTACACAAACGTTAGCTGATAATACTGCTACAAAAGTGCAGTTTAATTTAGCCTATTTTGATGACGGCGCTCATTGTGACGTATCAACAAACTATCGATACACGGCAGACGCAAAAGATAAGTATCAGTTTGCCGCTGCTGTTGACGTTTCTGGCACGTTGAGCGCTGGCGATGCGTACTGGATTGCGCTATACAAAAACGGCACTTCATACGCAAAACGGCGCGGGTATCTACAGAATGCTGGCGGTGAGACCCTGTTTATTAGCGATGAAATCAATCTAGATGTTGGAGATTATGTTGAAGTTTACGTGCTTGTTAACCACGCATCCGGCACGCACTTGATCAACTACGGCTCAGACATTACCTATTTTTCAGGAAGTTAACGGAGAAACACAATGTCTATTAATTTAAAAGGTGTAACGTCTTGCCTTGGGTATCAGCAGATCACTTCGTTAAGTAGCTCAACGGGTCTGACTGTACCAACTACCGATGGTAACGGGTTAAGTCAGAAGCCGACTATTGCGGTGATTATTGTCGAGAGTCAAGGTATTCGTTACAGGGATGACGGGGTAGCACCTACTTCCTCAGTAGGGATGCCGCTTGTCGCTGGA